AAATTGGTTAAGACCTAACTTTTTTCTTTCATTTAATTGGTCTTTTACATAAGGGGCAAAAGCTGTACCAACAATGTTTTTGTATTTATTAGCCATAACATTTTTTAAACATTAGAATTTTCAACATTATAAGCAGCTAAAGCATTATTTAAATTTCCTGGTATTCTTAATTGTGTTCCAGGTGGAGCATACATTGAATCTCCAGGTAAATCATTAGCCATAACAACAACCCACCAATAAGTTGGTTGACCATAAAAATCTGCTGCTATTAAATCAAATCTATCTTCTTCTCTTGCTATAATATAATAATCTTCATTTGAGGGAACAAGTGTTGGATATTTTACAGGTAAATAAATAGTCTTACCATTATTAGTTTTTTGTATTCCAATATTTTGATATCTAGATGCCATTATCTATTATTTAATACTTTATATGCAGTAGTTGAAGCCTGAATTCCTCCAGCTAATATTATAGGAGTATTTACTGAATTGTTTTTAGTAAGTCCTGTTTGTGGCAATACATTTAATATTGGTTTAAAGTTTACTGCTACATCCATAATTTGGGGTGTTTCTAACATACCTACATCAGCACCATCTTCGGGATCTGTCATTGCTATTTCCCAAGCATAATTATCATCTGCTGTTAAATTTAAAGAGGTCAAAATACCAGGAGTACGTACAAATAAATCACCTATTGTTAATTTAGTTATATTGCCTCGCATAGCTCCTAAATCACTATAATCAGGATATAAAGTAGAAACTAAATAATTTAATTTTCTATATAAAAACCTCATTTCCTGTCTTGATTGGGCTGCTATTTTAAAATTAAAATTAACATCTCTATCAGCTCCTTGATAAGTATAAAAATTTTCTCCTCTACCACTATATCTTTTAGCACTCCATTCAGCATTATGACTATCACTATACCCAGTTAAATAAGCTCTAAAATGAACAGCATTAACTAATTCTTCGGCATCATTTTGAATTGTTTCAAATCCAAATTTTACTAAATCTCTTTTATCATCTGTAAAACCACTAGCTCCTACATTTTGAACAATATCAGTCATATTAACTTTATCTTGACCTAAAGCATACTCATCATCAATTTTTATTCTTTGATTCATAGGTCTGCTACCTGGAGATCCTATTCCAACTCTTGTAATTTTGTTTACTAATTGATCTTGATAATTTCTAGATTGAACACTTCCTTCTTCTAAAATTTGTGTTCTAAAATCTGGGGAAACTGTTGAATTATTTGTTGTTCTATTAGGTTGAGCCATAAGTTGACTATAACCCATAGTATATTTAAAAGTTTCAATGTTATCACCTGTAGTAGCATTAGTATTGTTATTTGCCCTAATAAATCCATCCCCTGATTGTTGTGCTAATGTTTCTGTATCATCGTTAGCATTTATCCCTATTAGTTCAGCTGTTAAATTATATTTTTTACTAACACCTAAGTGTTTAGATAAAGCTAAATTTACTAAGGGTCTTCCCTGAATATCTTCACCGTATATATTTTTTGTAACAGCAGTTCTATTGTCTTCATCTCTAAAACTACCAATAAATTTTTGAGCTCTACTAGTATCAATAAAAGCATTTCTAGAATTAGTTGCTCTTAAAATCGACGTATTATTTACAATACCATATAAAGAGCCAGGTCCATTTGGATAATTAAATAATTCACCATTAGTAACGGTATTAATACCTAATTGATTTGCTACATTTATTTGGGATGATGATAAAGTTGGTGAAATAGATGGGGCATCATTTACTAAACTAGATACAGTATTTAACAAATTTTCAGCTATAGTTCCAATTTGATTAATTGAACTAATAGTTGATTGGGGAGGTTGACTTAATTTTAAATCTTTTAATAATACTAATCTATTTTCACTAGTAGGAGTAATAGCAGTTACATATTCGTATTTATTTTCAAATCTTTCTAAAACAAATACATCTTCTCCTGCATTTGGATTTCTTATTCCCGTACCTGCATCAGCTACTTGGGTCATTAAATTACGACCATCACTATAAGCTTGATTTGCAAAAACCCCACCTGATTTGGCCATTCGAATTCTTGGATTAGAAAGCATTAAACCTGCTTGCTTATCTAAAAATGCAGTACCTCTAGGATATGATAATAAAAAACGATCTATTCGTGCAAAATCTTCTCTTGCAGCTATTTCTTCATATGATCCACCTCTAATTGGATAATCTAAACTAAGTGCTTCTGTTGTTAAAGCATTTAGGTTATCGATATCATCAGGAGCAATCCTTTTAATAAAGGGCTGTCCAGAATAACCACCACCTCTGATATCCTTATCGTATTTTAAATTTTTCGATTGGAATTCAAAGCTCTGAGGGTTATTATAGATATCTATTAATGATCCAGAGGGAGATATTGCCATTATTTAGGTAAATTATCTACGTATTTTTCTCTTGTAAGGGTTGATTCTCCTTCTAAATTTGAAGCCACTAATGGATTTTGAAATTTAAGTGGTGCGGGACCTTTATAAGGAAGTGGTGGAATATTATCTGCTGAAGTAATATCATGCAGTGTTGATCCAGCTTGACCTGCAGCAGTAGGTTCTACATTTTGACCTGTTCCTTCTGGGCTTAAATTAGATGTTAATTGTTGTCCTAATATTGAATTTGCCATAATTAATTAATTTTTGTTTATTATAAATATTTTAAACCGAATACTTTCTTGTATTTACTGCTAATGGAGGTTGTATACGGTTTGATACTCTAGCACCATCTAAATTAATTTGAGCACCAGAAGCTCCTTGCTTAACAGCATTTGCTATAAGATCTATATCTCCTTTAGATAATCCTTGATTTCTTCCACCTCTTGCTAACCCAGGTCCCATTAAAACATCATCATTACTAGTACCTTGAAATATCCCACCTTCCATGGTTGAAACAATTGGTCCACCTGAAGCAGGTAAAATAGCATCTCCAACTTTTTTAGAGCTAGAACTTATTATTGCTGCAGTTATTGCGGCAATTCCTCCTAGTATTAATGGAAGAGCAAAAGGAGCTAGAGATGCAGCTGTTATACCTGCACTTAATGCTGCTTTACCTAATAATACAGCAAGACTAGTCATTATACCTATCATAATAGGACCACTATCTACCATAGAGGCAATAAAAGATAATGGTATAGCTGCAAATTCAGCTATTTTAGCCATTGAATCAGCTAAAGATTGTTGTACACTTAATGCTTTTAAGTCAGCTGCTTCTTTAGCTTCAATTTCTTCTTGAGACATACCTGCAAGAATAGCTTGTTCTTGAATAGATGCAGCTAATTCATCTCTACTTAAACCAACAGCAGCTGCTATTGCTTCTTGTTCTATTCTATTAGCAGCAGCAAAAGATTCTTGATCAATTCCTTGTTTAGTTAATTCTCTTGTTACTCCTGCTAAATCATTAGTTAAAGCAAATAATCTTGCTTGTTCTAAATTTAATTGTCTACCTGATATAACTTCTGCTTCAAATTCTTTAGCTATAGAACTTTCAATATCTAATAAACTTCCAGCTATTTTATCAACTTGATCTAAATTTAATCCTAATTCTTTAGCATCAGAAGCAGCCTTAGCTAGAGCAACATTACTATTTCCAAATGAAATTGCAATTGCTGCAGATAATTTAGCTATATCTTGTAGTATTTTTCTTTGTGAGAATGCAGGATTAATAGCTCTAATGGCTTGATCTGCTCCATCTTTTAAATTTTCACCACTTATTTGAGCATTTAAAGCTAAAGTACCTGATTCTTCAGCTGATAGTCCTAAAAATTTAGTTAATTCTGCAGCTTCTGCTATATTAACAGCATCAAAAGCTTTAGTTGTATTAAAACCAAACTGTTCTGTTAATGCATTAACTTGTCCTAAATACTCAGTAGCTAATAATAATGAACTATTATATTGATCAGTTATATTAACTAGTTCACCTGTATTTCTTCGAGATGCAACTTGTTCTTCATTTAAACGAAAAAATTGTTGCACAAATTTTTGAGCTATAGCTGTACCGGCTGCGAGTAATATGTTATTTGCACTAAATGTTGATTTAAGTTCTTTACCTATATTTCTACTTAATGAAGTTTGAGAGGATAATATTGCATTTTGCTCTTCTAATTCTTTTGTTCTTTCTGATTCAGCGTCATCTAGTGCTTCAATTTCCTTTTTATTAAGTATAATAGAGGCTCTAGCTGCCTTAGTTTGTTCTAATGCTTCTCCGAAGGGATTATTTATTCCTATTGATTTAAATACTTTATCTAATACCCCAAAAGCAGTACCTGCAGCACCTAATTCTTTATTTACTTTAGTTTGTATATCTTCAACTTCTTGTAACTCTTGTTTTCTAGCTCTAGCAAATTTTACAGCATCTCTAGCTCTTTCTTCTTCTCTAGCAGATAATTGTACACCTGATTTTTGAAGTGCAATTCTATCTATACTTAATTTATTAATTTGAGCATCTATTGAAGCTTTAGCTTTATCTAAATCTGTTTGTTTAATAGAACCATCTCTTAATTTTGCCTGAATGTCAAGTAATGATGAAGCCCCCCTAGCTGTTGAAGCTATATTATTTTTAAAATTTCTAAGTAAAGTTTTTTGAGCATCATCTAAAGTAGATGTTTCTTCTCTTAGTTTTTCACCAAAAGTAGCAGCAATACTAGTTAAAGCATCTTGGAATATAGCAGCAGCTTCTTCGCCTATTCTATTTAATTCTTTTTTAACGTCGTCTGTTCCGTTAGCCATTATATTGGGGTTTCTCTAATATAAATATGAAAAGTGCCTACTTTTTAGTAGGCACTGATGCATTGTATACATTACTGGGTTTTATATCGGGTCTTGATATTTCTTTTGAATTTTTTAGCGTATTAGAATTTTTATCATACGCTTCTTTTTCCTTGGTATAATGTTCTTCTATTTTTTTAAAAGTAAAATTTCTTAACCAAATAGGCATGTCATATAAGGTATGCCAATCATAACCACCATTACCATGAAATACAATTTCATGAATTTGACTAAATAAATTTTGCCTATATTCAGGCGTCAGGCCAAAAAAAGTTAAGACCAATGGGGATATTGATGTCCTCCTCGCCATCTTCCCCGTGATACTTCAATTCAACATCTGGTGATATTCTTTTTATTTCTTCTCTTAATGCTCTAGAATCTTTAGCTAATAAATAACCATCAACAAAATCTCTTATTGTTTTTTTATCTGAATCACCATCTATTGATGTTATTATATATTTTAATCTAGTAGATATTTCAGGATTAGAACCAGGTTTTATTTTATTTTGACCTTGTACTTCTTTAGTAATAGCTACTTCATCACCATGAGTTAATAATTTAAAAGTTATAATTTTATTAGTAGTAGGTAAAGTATACTCAAACTCATTTACACCTACTTCAATTAAATCTTTTTTCTTTAAAATTTTATCATTTAAAGTAGTTAAATCAATAGTAAAATCTTCTATTTTATTAGTAATTTTACTTTGTGCTCTAAAACTATAATCTTTACCATATCCTAATACACGGGAGGCAATTAATAATGCGTTTTTATCTCCAACTATAATATCTTTATAATTAACTTCAGATACAATTAAAGATTCAAGAAGTTTATCTAAAACTATACCTTTAGAAATATAATTTTGGTTAGTTAAGATATCTTCTTCTCTAGCTGTCATATATTTCATTTCTATTTTACCGCTAGATAAAGGGTTGTCCTTAGGATATATTAATCCTTTAGAGGGCAATTCAACAACTTCAGTTGGGAATTTAAATTTTGATTTTTGTGTAACTTTTTCCATTTAATAACTATGTTTTGTGGATATAAATATATAAAAAAGAAAAAGGTGCTCAAAAGAGCACCTAATTCAAGGGTAGGAGGGGTAAAAAGTTATTAGAAGTTTAATATACAATAATCCATTGCAAGTGTTAAACTTAAATCAATTGCGGCTTCATTAGACCAATCGTATTCTCCAAATGTTGCTGTTTTAACATAAGCTCCTTTAATTACCCATTCTCCGACGATATCGCCAACAGGTCCTAGGATGTCTAATGTTAAGTCTTTTTTATAGAAATCAGAATAACCATCTCTACCGGTTACTGATTCGTGAGCCAAACGTGCCCATTCCATTACTGCTTGAGCACCTGATGGTGTTACTGGGTCATATAAGCTAATTGTCATATCATTCCATCTTACTTTACCTTTTACTTTACGGTAAACATTGATATGATCTAGTATAATCTCACCTGCTTCAAATCCTGGTGCACTAGCTGATTTTATTAAATAAGCTGGTAACCCGTCAATGTACATAATAAACCTATTTTGTACTTTAGGTTCGAATGCGGTGAACATTATTTCGTTTGGATCTAATACTGCCATGTTATTTTATGTTTATTATAAATATTGTCTATTTAGTTTTTTAAAACTCTACTCCTGTAGGAGTTATATTGAAATCTAGAATTATAAATTCAGCTGTTCTAGTTGGTTGGATAAATATTTGTCCTACCATTTGATTTCTATCAATTACTTCAGCTGTATTGTTTGCAGAATCCATTTGAACTCTGTAAGCAAATAATCCTTGTCTTTGTTGTACTGATTCTAAATAAGGGTTAACTTGATTTAAGAATCTATTTCTTGTAGCAGCTGTATTTTGTTCAAATAACAATCCTTCAGCTACATTACCAATTACACGTTTAAGTTCAATTAACAATCTACGAACATTTACTCTATCTAATGATGTTGCTTTTTGTTGTAGTGTTTTCTGACCAAATATTACAGGTCCTTGTCCTGGGAATGTTGCAATTGGATTAACTTTTCCTAAGTACAGTGTATCTCTTTGAGTTGGTGATAATTTTCTTTCTGCTTGAATTGTTCCTCCAACACCACCTCTATTAAATCCAGCGGGTGCGAACCATTCAGCTCCTAATCTATCATTTGTTGCATATACTCCAGGTATTACTGTTGAAGCAGGTACATAAACTAATTTTCCTGTTTCATTTGATAATACTTGAACCCAAGGCCAGTAAGTAGCTGCATAACTTGTATCTTGTGTTGCAGCGTTTGTTACAGCTTGTGATATTGTTGAACCATAATCTCTAGTATCAACAATTGTCATAGCATCTCCTCTTTGTGTAACTGTATCAATCATTGATGTTACAGCTCCAGCACCATTTTGTATTGTAACACCAGGTGCTACTAATAATTCATAATCATACTCATCTTGATTTTGTAGCAAGCTAATTGAAGCTGTATAATAAGCAGGTTCTAATCCTTGAATACTTGAAACATCAATTTCTTCAAACATTTTCAGTTTAGTGTTTCCGTTAGCTCCGCTTCCGTATACATTTCCTTTTGCTCCACTAAAAGCACCTTCTTGTAGGTGATTTAAGTAACTACCACTACCTACTTTTGGTAGAGATTCTGTAAACGCAGGTTTGAAATTACCTTCGTTATCAAAATAATCAAATGTAGGACTATTTACAGCAGATACTCTTACATATCTACTATTGTTTATAAATGATCCTGTAATGTTAATTTGTCCTCCGTCTATCGTTGAGAAAGTTTTTCTTTGGTTACCTATTACTTTTTCAACATAATTATCAGAATTTGGATCTAGTGATAAACCAGGCCAAGATTCTAATATAATTTTATTTGCATTTGTATCATTACCTTGTCTAATTAATAAATTAAACTGTCCACTTCCTGAATCTACATTTGCTATTTCAAATCTAACGTTGTCTCCTGATCCGCTTACTAATGATCCACTAGTAGAAGTACTACCTGAGTTATTCATTATTGCACCTTGTGATAAGGTTTCTAAAGTAAATGATGCAGTAGTATAATCACCTGATCCTGTACCTATAGCGGCAATTACACCTGTTGAAGGTAAAAACGTACCCGATACTATTCTAGTAAGAAGTACTGTTTCTCCACCTTGTTGGAAGTAATTATTAACAGCAATTGAAGTTAAATATTCATATTTTATACTGGCGCTTTCAAATGCAGCACCAAATTTATTTTTGTAATCACTATAAGAAGTAACTAGCGTTGGGATATTAACTGGACCTTTTACTGTAGGGCCTAATATAGCGGTACCTGCAGTTATAGGACCCTGTGTTATTAACGTTTGATCGTTTTCTCTGGTTAATATTCCTGGGGAAAGTAAAGTTTCAGCCATCGTTTATTGAATTATTTTATCTATTAATAAATATATAAGAAGTTTTAAAAAATATTATTCTGATGGGATTAAATCACCAGTTTTTAAATCAATTTGTGAATTACCATATTTTTCTTTTAACTTATCACCTAATTCTTTTTCAGTTTTAAGTAAATTAGAATACTGTGTTTCTAAAATATTTTTTTCAGTTTCTAAATTTAGTTTTCTTAATGCTAATTGGCCTAATTGATATGTAATTGCATTAATACTTTGTTGAAAATTTTCTAATTCTTTTAATTCTTCTTCTGTTATTTTTGTTTGTTTAATTGCCATAACTTATTTTAATTTAATTTTTATTTTCTAATTTATCTATACGAGCAGATAGTTCTTGGATTGTTTTAATAAGAACTGCTGTTAATTTGGTATAGCTTATTCCCTCGGCACTACCATCAATACCTGTCGAAACTAATTCGGGATATACTTCTCCTACTTCTTCTGCTATTAAACCTATATCTCCTCTATTATTATCTTTCCATTTAAAATGTACAGGTCTTAATTTATACACATTATCAGATTGAGATCTTAAGGGTTTAACATATTTTTTATATCTTAAAGCTGATGTTTCTGTAACAGAAGTAGCATTTAATGATCCTGTTATTTGAATATCATTTGAAGTAGCAAAAAAGGATCCAGTTTGTGCAAATGGACCTCCACCAGCTAAATCTGTTAATCCAGAACCATCTCCTACAAATGATCCACTAAATCCAGCACTTGAAGATACAGATCCAGTTACTTTTAAACTACCTGTAATTTGTTGAATATCATTTTGTTTATCACCAAATATATTTGATCCAGATGTTATAATTGTTGAAGAGGATTCGAATATTTGATAAACAAAAGTACCTGTAGCTGCTGTTAATGTTCCGGTTAATGTAGCATCACCTGTAATACTTAATGTACTACCATCAAATGACATATTAGCTTCTGCATTACCATTTTCTGAATCTACAGATGTGATTACTCTATTATTAGCTGAATTAGCTACTGCGTAACCATCTATACCTGTTAAACTTGATCCATCACCTATAAATGAACCACTTACAGTACCACTTACAAACATACTACCTGTAAAAGCACTACTTCCAGATACTCTTAAAGCTAAAGCAGAACTTCCAGTTACTAATAATGAACCTGAAATTTGGCCTGAACCTGTAAATGGAAGTCCATTTACTCCATCTAATCTTGAACCATCTCCTTCATATGAGCCACTAAAATGACCACTTGCAGTTGTTACTAGTAAAGTACTACCAGTAATATTTACTTTAGTTCCTGAATTGGGCTGTATAGCTCCTACTTTTAATACACTCATACTTATAAATATTTATTTTTCATTAAAAATCTTCTATTTTCAAAAATGACCCCGCAGTAATTGTTACATCAATACCACTACCTATAGTTAAAGGACCGTAAAGTGAATTGTATGAATCAGCTGCTGTTGTATAATTGGCAGCAAGAGTAATAAGATTACTATATCCTACGGCATTACCAGTAGATATGCCTGTTAAATTTGAACCGTCTCCTTGATAAGATCCTGAGAAAGAACCTGAAGCATGAACTACTTCAAGTGAGTTTAGAGTAGCATCGGAGCCACTAACTATAAGTTTTTTCCAATTCGGCATTTTATTTTTATTACGGTTGGTTACAGGATTGCCTGTCCACTTCCCTTACGGGCCAATAATATCAAATATAAATATTAATTTTGCTTAGTAGATTGTACCGCTTTTAAAGCTTGTTGAATTTTCCAAGTTAAATTATATATAACTTCAATTTGATTTCCCATAAAACTAGAATCTTTAATTATTGTTAATATAAGTTTTAACTCATCTGCATTTAACAATAAATCTTCTATTTTTTCTTCAGGAAGATTTTCTATTAACTTTTCTTTATTTGATTGATTTATTTTATCAATTAATCCCATAACTTTTTTAAACATTAGTTTTAAGCCCAAATGTATATATTACTACTATCACTATCTACAAATACAGTACCATACCCAGTTGCGCCACCATATGTTGGAGCTGTACTTGGNGCAGATGTTCCTTCTTGAATTACACCCATAAATGCATCAGGAGTAATTACTGAAGCACTATCGTTTAATCCTGTTTCAAGTGCCCATCTATTTGCACTAGAATCATAAGCAAAGGCTTGTCCTTTACCATCTGGATCATCATCTATTTGGTTGATAATAATACCACCATCTATAGCACCATTTGAACCAGACGCTAATATAATAAATTGATCTGCAACTGCCAAACTTGAGGCACTAACTATTGATCCATTTACTATTAAATTACCTCCAACTGTAGCATTTCTAGTAACTGTAATATCTTGACCAACTGTAGCATTATTACCAATTGTAACATCACTTGGTTGACTAATTGTAACTTTTACATCAGTACCAACTTTTGTAACTGCAGTTGTTATTTCATTTGCAGTACCAATAATTTGTAAATCATCTGCTGTTAAACTTACATCCTGTGTACCTGAATCACCATCTACTGTTAATGTAGTTGCTAGTCCTGTTAAATTTGAACCATCACCTTGGTATGATCCACTAAACGAACCTGAACCTCCTCTAGATAATGTAGAGATATCAGCAAATGAAGCTGTTGCAGCAGGGGATAAAGTTGTTGCCCTTGCGGCTACTGAAGATGAAGTTGCAGTTACTGTTGGTGCTAATGAGTTGGCTCTACCAGCTACTGAGGCTGTTTGAGATGTTGTAGCAATTGAAGCACTTGTAGCTGTTCTAGCATCTGAAGCTAAATCCGCAAAGGAAGCCGTTGCAGCCGGGGATAAAGTTGTTGCTCTTGCGGCTACTGAAGCTGAGGTAGCGGTTACCGTTGGTGCTAATGCATTTGCTCTAAGTGCAACAGAAGCCGTTTGGGCTAGTGTTGCTACTGAAGAAGAGGCCATTGTACCTAATACTTCACCTTGAAAAGATCCTGAAAATGAACCTGAGGCTTTTAATACATCTAAATTATTTAATTCTGCGTTCGATCCTGAATATATCAGTTTTCTCCAAGCTGTTGCCATGTTATATTTTTATTTTATTTAGTTATAAATATTTAAAGTCCAACAAAAAATTGAGATGAACTATAATATAGACCCCCATCTACTATCGCTGGTGTACCTCCAAATTCAGAAAGTTTTATAATACCTTCTTTATTTACTGTAACACTAGCACTTTGATTACCAGCTAAAAATATATTTTCATCTAATGATGAAGATATTTCTAATTTAGCTGATGCTGATACTGTTCCTATTCCTACTCTAGCAGCGTCTTTATGTATTAATATAAGAGATTCATTATTTTCACCATCTATAAATTGTACATCTTCTGTACTACCAACAGTTTGTAACCTTATTGAACCCGTTACATCAAAACCATCCGCTGTAAGAAATATAGAACCAGAAGCCGGTACTATTCTTATATTTTTAGCCATCTATTTGAGACTTAAGTGAATCTACTTCGTCTTTTAATTCTTGTATTGATTTAATTAATACTGAGATTATTTTACTGTATTTGATACCTTGCATTGTACCATCTATATTTAAAGATACAAATTCAGGATAAATTAAATTTACTTCTTCTGCTATTAAACCTTTATCTTCTTCTCCTGTTTCTTTCCAAGTAAAATTAACTGGTCTTAAGCTATAGATAGAATCTAATTCACTATCCATATCTTCAATATCTTTTTTAAATCTTAAAGCTGAGGTTTCTGTTAATGATGTTACAAATGCGGCACCTGAAACTAATAATGTTCCAGAAACATCTACTGCTGTAACTCCTGAACCTGTAATATTTAAAGTACCACTTATTGCTGCTGATCCTGTATGTGGAAAACCTCCCGCAGCTATACCTGTTAATCCTGAACCGTCTCCAATAAATGATCCACTAGCTGTACCACTAACAAATAAACTTCCAGTTAAAGCTGTACTACCACTTATTCTTAATGCTAGAGCTGTACTACCTGTTATTAATAATGAGCCTGAAATTGCGGCTGAACCTGTAAATGGAAAACCTGAACCTAATCCAGTTAATCCTGAACCATCACCTTGATATGATCCACTAAATGAACCACTAAATATACCATCACCAGTAGCAGCACGTGATGCAGATGTTGCACTATTTGCTATAGAGGCTGTAGCTAATTGAGAAATACTATCCGCAATTGAAGCTGAAGTGGCTCTATTTGCAAAAGATGCTGTTGCTGTAGTATGAGATGCTGAAACAATCCCTGTTAATCCTGATCCATTTCCTATAAACGAACCGCTTACTGTTCCACTTACAAATAAACTACCTGTTAATGTTGTACTACCACTTACTCTTAATGCTGGGGCATTACTTCCAGTTACTGTAAGTGATCCAGAAATATCAGCTGAACCTGAAAATGGAAAAGGAGTTGTACCTGATGTACCACTTGTACCAGATGAACCCGCAGCTCCTACTTCACCGGATAGGTTAACAACCCAACTTGATTTTGTTCCTGAACCTCCTATTACTGTAACATTTACAGTAAAATTACCATTAGCTGAATTATAAGCAGTAACTTCCCCTGCCATATAATTAGCGGCATCAGTAACATCTGTAATAATAGCGGTTTGTCCATTTGTCCAAGCTAAACCAGTACCTATTACAAAAGTTTTAGAAGCAATAGCTATTGTTTCATTTGTAGATGAAGTTGATTTATAATTATCTCCATCACTACCAGCCGCACCTGATGTACCATTTGTACCAGATGTACCTGATGAACCAGAGGTTCCAGATGTACCTGAAGATCCTGAAGTTCCTGAAGAACCAGAAGTACCAGAAGTACCAGATGATCCAGATGTACCTGAACTACCAGATGAACCAGAAGTACCAGAAGTTGAGTTTCTTTGAGTAAAAGTTACAGCACCACTACCTGTATTATAGGCAAGCATAAAAGGGGCACTAGCAGTATTTGTTATACTACCACTTCTTATTCCAAAACTTCCTGTGATATCAATAGATCCTGATACAATTACATCATTATTGGCAGTACCATCTAATGCTTCAATTATTCTTAGAACCTGTTCCGCACGAATGATACTTCCACTCGCTATTCCTGAAGTGCTTATTGTAGCCATTTGTTTTAATCGATTATTCTATAATAAATATTAAACAAGACTGCTAATAATACCTTCTATTACTATTTCAGGTGAGATTTTTTTAGTACATTCAAATTGTCTAGGTGTGTCTTTATGAGATGGACACCAATCCCAATCTCCAGCATCTAATTTATGATTATTAAAACAAGAATTACATACATCTTTATTTATAATTCTAGTTATTTTAGAAGAAAATTCAGTCCATTCCGAACTAAAACCAGAAACCATTAATGTAGGTTTATTTAATGCCCACGTTAACCAAGCTAAACCACTAGATACTCCTATATATAATTCCGAATGATGAATAATACTCATTATATCTTCTATAGGATGATCACCAGTAAAATCTACAATATTTTTTAATTTTTTACCTCCTGGTAATTTTGAATTATGAAAAGAATCATTATGTCCTTCATGTGAAATTAAAAGAACTTTATATTTTAAAGTATTATTAATATAATCAATAATATCTTGCCACCCAGTTGGATGTTGCCAATATTTAGCTCCTGCTGAAGCATGGGGTGAAATACAAATATATTTTTCTTTACAAGGTCTATCTTTTATTTTATATTCTATTTTAGGTATAATTTCTTTATATTCTAAACCTAAAATATTAGTTGCAGTTTGTTGTAAATTAAATGATTTAGGATCATGTGGTTGTTTAAATTTATCTAAAATATCAGTTTCACCATCATAATACCATCCTAACTCATACATTGCATATAAATTAGGTACTTCAACACCAGGTTCTTCAAAAGTTAATTCAGGATATTTATTTTTAAAAAATTTATTCCAAAAAGTAGAAACAATTAAATGACAATTATGTTTTTTCTTAAATTCTAATGCATAAGGAAACCAAGCTAAAGTATCACCTAATGATTTTGAACCACAAGCTATATAAACACGTTTATTAGTAGCATCATATTTGTGAGAAGCAATAAGATTTCCTTGTAAATCTTTTAATTGAATATCCCAATTAATAAAATATTTAAAATAAGTTTTCCCCCAATGATTATTTTTTAAATTTACAGAATATTCATTTTTTCCTGTATCTTGATTTATAAAATCTACTTTATATTCTTGTTTTGCATTTCTTAAACAAACATAAGGACCATCTACAAAATTTACTTCTAAATATGGTTTCTGAGGAAGTGATGTTAAATCAATTTGTTGTAATCTTTTATATGCTTTTTTAGCTTGATTTTTCCAAGAAAATTCTTCACGTAATTCTTTAGAATATTGTAAATGCCATTTTTTCCATACATTATAATTACTATATACATCTTTAATTCTATTTACTAAACTATTAAAATCAGGAGTATAAAAATTACCTGGTATATTATGTTCATATGATAAATTTTCATTATTTGTAGCAGGTTCCTCACCTAATATTTCAACTCCTAACCCTTTACCTTTAGTAAATTCTAATTGACCCGAACATTTAGTATATATTGAAGGTGTACCACATGCTAAAGCTTCTATTAAAGGTAAATTCCATCCCTCTGATCTAGCACAAGATATTAAAGCATCTGAATTTTGTAATAATTGGATATATTCTTTTCTATTTAAAAATTTTAATATTTTGATTCTATCATCTTCTAAACCATAATATTTTAATCTTTCTTCTGTAGAATTCATACCATCTACGGGGTATGGGTTTTCAACATTTAATAATAATTCAACATCTTGATTATTTGGAAAAGCTTTAAGAAACCCTTCTATACTTTCTTTTACTCCTTTTCTATAATCCCATCTACCTACTATAGTAAATTGAAATTTATTTTTCTTTTTAGGCCTTGAAGGTGGTTTAAAAATATTACCATCTACTCCTTCAGGTATTACAAATATTTTATCTTTTGGATAACCTTGATTTATTGATATTTCTTTTTGCCATTCAGTAGGTACCCATAATTCATCTAATTTAAGTAATTGATTAAAAAACTGTGGTGAATATTCAGTTGATTCCCACACATTATATCCTATTCTATACCCATCATAATTATCATAAAATAAATGATGATCGTGTTCGTTTAAAATAATATTAATATCGGCTTTAAAATTATCTTGATAAGAATAAATTGGTCTCCATACTCTTTCTCCATTTTCTTCAAATAATACCTGTTGATGAAGCATTTTTTTCATCTGAGGTGTAAGGTATGGTTCTTTATCATGAGGTTTTAAGTTATAACCTTGCCATTTTTTACCTACAGTAAAATTTCTAACTTTAATAGGAGTTAATTTATCTAAAGCCGTAAAAAAAGACTGTGCATGATTAGCATAACCAGTAATCCCAATAAAGCTTGTAGCAGCTAGAATATTCATAACATTTAATATAATAAAATTTATTTACTCTTCCTAGAGACTTTTACCTTTTAGTTTAGGTTCTAAAATTTGTAATGGACCTTCATTAGTTCTATGGGCATGAACTATATAAAAACAATGAGGTTTTCCACATTCACAACCTACCTCTATTTCTTTTTTAGTAACTGATTTTACAAAATGTTGACATGCATTGCCAATTGGAGTAAGTTGTACAGTTATATTAATATCATCAGTTAAATCTTCCCAATAGTCAGGTAATTCTATTACTTCAGCAGTTTTTAATTTACCTCTATAATAAATTCCACGTTCAGGTCCTTCTAATGATGAATGTATTAAATAATATCCAGGCATTGATGGATGATCAATTCTAAAATTTTTAGTTGAAGCATCTAAAGTACCAGATACAAATACATCACCTCTTACAGTTAAAAGTGCATCTGTAGCCCCCGAAGAAGTTACAAATAATAAATCTTGATTTACTCTAACGGCATCTGATCCTGATCTAACTAATGATAATATACCTGAAGAGGCCGAACCTGAAACATCAAAACCAGCTCCACTAGTACCGGATGTACCTGATGATCCACCACTTTGTCCTGATAAATTAACAATCCATGAAGAATATGTTCCTGATCCTGCTGTTTCTGTACAATTAAAAGTTAAAACACCTGTTCCTGCATTATAAGCAGTAACATTACCAAGCATATAAACTGAAGGTAACCCATCAGGGGTTACTATTACAAACATACCATTAGAATAGGCTAAACCTGCCCCTAATGTCATTGTTTTTAATCCTGTACCTACAGTTAATGCTGTAGAAGAAGTTGTTTTATAAGTTGCACCACTAGTACCTGATGTACCTGCAGTACCTGAAGTACCACTCGTACCTGAAGTACCAGATCCACCTCCACCTTGACCTGCTGAACCTGAAAGTTCTGAAAAATATTGATTTAACCCAATATTAAATCCTGCAAAATCTGACCCAATAGGTAATCCTTCTAAACCAGGTGTAGCCTTTGAAAATTCAGGTGATAATGAACCTGTATCGGTTAAATCTACTATAGCTAAATTTCTTTCAGCTGTTTGAATTATATCACCAGAATCACTTTCATTTCCATCTTCACCCCATTCTACAAAAAATGATAATTTAGCTGTAGCGGGATCTCTTTGTATAACTTCACTTATTTTGTATAAATGTTGTCTTCCAGTTATTGTAGAATTATTCCTTTTTGCTTGTGCTAAAATAGCAAAACTAGCAGATGGGCTACCTGTTACAGATCCTGTAATACTATTTACAGTAAGTTGATTTTGAGGATCATTAAAACTTGCAGATGTTACTAAGTATGATCCAGATGGTGTTGAAAAACCAATTGTATCATCAGTTGCATTTGATGTAGCATTTTCACTTAAAGTAATAGAAGTAAAATCAGCAGCAAATGCTGTAATATAAGCTGTAGTTGGTATAGCACCAGCTACAGAAAATACTGATTGAGAAACTCTAAGTAAATTTTTATCTCCAGTATANGTTATACTAGTAATATTAGGNGATCCAGCAGCGAAATTACCTTCCAAAATAACAATATTTTGATTGTTAATGGATTCCGCATTTATTGTTCCAAAGAACTGTTGATTTACATATGCCATCTCATCAGAATGTTACTCTAATCATATTATTAACTAAAGTTGTCAATCCGGATATACTAAATCTATTAAAATTAGAGGATGTATTTAAAGTTACAACGGCTGATGTGTTTTGTGCCCCATCACTTAATTTAAATGCTTGTGAAATTGGTGGGTTTTGATTTACTAAACTACTATTAGCACCCGCCCCATTAGATATAGAAGCAGGTAAAATTAATAAAAATGTAGAAGTTGATTTTGATCCTGTTACTATGTTTATAGAATTTATTTGACAATTTCCGGCATTTGGAGCTGTAATAGTTACTCCTGCTTCGGTAAAACTACTTGCTTTAAAAGCTGGAATATAAGCACCAGCACTTCCTGAAGTACCTCCTGAATTTGCAACTGTACAAGTTAAAGTATTTGCATCTGTAGCAGTTACTATAAGATAAGTATAATCCGTATTCATGTTTCTTATAACAATATAATCTCCCGTATTTAATCCATGTGCAGTTGATGTTATTGTTAAAGTTGTTGTTGATCTACTCCATGTTAAATTACCAACAACAGGTCCTGTTGATAATATTTCTACTCTACCATCTACTCCACTATTTCCTGCATCAAGAGCTTCATATCTAATTGTTGGAGTATAAACAGCACCATCTGCACCTGAAGTACCAGATGAACCACTTGAACCATTAGTACCACTTGTACCATTTGTTCCAGAAGTTCCTGAACTACCACTTGTACCTGATGAACCTGATGAACCTGATGAACCACTTGTACCTGCAGCTCCTCCTGCTCCATCTGCTCCACTTGTTCCTGATGAGCCACTTGAACCTGAAGAACCTGAAGTTCCATCAGCACCAGAAGTACCTGAACTACCAGATGAACCACTTGATCCTGAAGATCCTGAAGATCCTGAAGTACCCGCAGCCCCTGCTCCACCTGTAGCTCCAGAAGTACCACTTGAGCCATTAGTACCGCTTGTACCACTTGTACCAGATGTACCAGATACTGAACCTAAAGAAATTGTCCAATCACTAAAAGTTCCACTTCCTCCTATTATTGTAACACTAACTACTAATGTAGTACTAGAGTAGGATGTAACAGTTCCTAACATTTTATTATTAGCATCTGCATCTGAAACTATTTGAACACCTTGTCCTGCAGTAAATCCTAGATTAGCTTGAGTTGTAAATGTTTTAGCACCTACAGCTATATTAGTGGCTGTTGTTGAAGTACCTTTATATGCAAAACCAGAAGTACCACTACTACCTGCAGTACCTGATGTTCCACTTGTACCACTTGATCCACTTGATCCATTAGTACCACTTGTACCTGCTGTACCTGTATTACCAGAAGTACCAGATGAACCAGCAGCACCGGCTATACCTGAAGTACCACTAGTACCTGATGTACCACTTGTACCAGAAGTTGCATTAGTTGTATAAATATCTCCTGAGGAGGTGTTATAAGCTAATATAACAGCTTGATTTGCTACATTTACTATACTAGAAGTAGCAATTCTCATTGTACCTGAAACATTTAGGGAACCTGAAATGACTATATCATAAGCAGAACCACTTCCATTTAAGGCATCTATTGATCTTAATACGTGAACTGGTTCTATTATACTTCCACTCGATATTCCTGATGTACTTATTTGTGCCATTTTATATTATTGGTATATTAATAAATATTGAATTTTTATA